TTGTGTTTCGTCGTAATAACGATGGAGACGATTAAAAATTAGCTTCATGTTGTTAACCTCTTAAATTGCTGGAAACCTAACTTTAAATGAAAATTTAACTCAAGAAAAGCTTTTTTTAAAATTAATTCAGTGCTAGGATCCGCTCAGGAGGTGACAGATATGCAATTACCAATCGAAGTTTACATGCAACGGTTCAACAGCAACATTCGGCGAATTAGCCTTGAGTTGGGTGTTGCGGAGCAGAAGATTCGGAATCGGTCAAGAAAAGATGGGTCTGAACTTTTGGTTTCAATCGACGAGGATTTTAAGCTGTTGAAGCTTGAGGTTATTCATCGAGAAGTTTTCGAACGTGCATAAAAAAGCCCCGACGAGGGGGCCTTCTTATGCCCACAAAGGGATGGGCGGAGCGTTATCCAGCAAGGTTAACGATGCCTATTCTAGTTCATCTGCGGACGTAGAGCAACGTACAGTTACTCTTGCATATGCAGACATACCTAGAGTGAGGTCGTAATGTCGAAAAGTAGTCCGTATTTTCCGTTTTATCCGACTGACTGGTTGGACAGTCATCAGATCTTCAATTACACACTTGAGCAGGAAGGTGCCTACATCCGGTTGCTGTCAGCAGCGTGGAAGATGGGTGGCGGATTGCCAGATAATGATCGCTGGATTTGTAATGTTTTGCGTTGCAAGCCATCTCAGTGGAAGCGCATAAAATCCGTTTTGTTCGCTGAAGATGGTGCCTTTTATCTTGAAAATGACCAGTGGTTTAATCCGCGTTTGAGCGAAGAATTGAAACTTTTTCGACAAAAATCTCAAAAAAATGTTGAGAACGCGAACAAACGGTGGAACTTAACGGATCAATCTGGACCTAAAAAACCTAATAAAATCAACAAAACGACTAATGCGGTCGCATTACGGTCGGAATGCCATACAGATACAGATACAGATACAGAAACAGATAAAGAAAAAGTAAACCAAAAAGAAACTACCGCGCGCATAAATGCGCTTGGGGTCGAAATGGATCTTTGGAATGAATTTTTAGGGATTAGAAAAAAGTTAAAGGCAAACAATTCAAGCCGAGGTGTTAACACTTTGTTGAACCGAATTGAAAAATTAGTTCGGCAAGGTCAAGACGCTACAGGCATGATCGAAGAGGCCAACGCGCAAGGTTGGAAAACAGTTTATTCAGCAAAGGAAGATAAGCATGAACCCACAGCACTACAACTCGCAACGAACACCGACTGGGCAATCGGATTCATTCAAACTGAACCTGATCAACAAGGTGTTTGGGATGATGAAGGTGACATATCCAACCTTCTTAAGGGACCAAGATGAAACAACCGCCAAGCGGCTTTGGTGGACCCACATTGAGAACATTGACCCGGTCAAGATCGAGAAGGCTCTACGCGACATGGTTGACGAGTATCCGAAGTTTGCTCCGACGGTCGGTGAGTTTAAGAAATTGTGCAGAGGACAGGCGTCTGCTGAGAAGCCGCCTCAAGGTCTGCCGATCTGCCCAAAGTGCAGGTCATATACGATCACACAACGTCACTACGATGTCTGTGAGACAGGTTCTGTCCAGCCAGAGGTCTTTCCAAGGGTTGAGCCGGGCGAGGCTAGGAAGGCTTTAGCGGAGCTTCTAGGATGGTAGACCGACATGAAGAAATGCGTCAGGACGTTATCCTGTTTAACAAAAAGCACCCAGATGTCTGGCGATTGTTCTGCGGATTCACGTTTGACATGATCAACCGGGGGTTTATGAACTACTCGGTTAATGCGATCTTTGAGCGGATCCGCTGGGAAATCGACGCGGGTGGTGACGGGGTTACCAGCTTCAAGCTGAACAACAACTACCGAGCGTTTTACGCCAGAGCTTTCATGCGGAAGTACCCACAGCACGATGGATTCTTTCGGACCCGGGAGCAGAAGAGTCGGGATTTGGCACCAGTAAATCTGCCAGAACTAATGCCATCACACTTTCATTAAGGTATAATCATGAGCAATATCAGACGTTTACCACTACCAGACCGGCTAACTGCCGAAGAGCTTCATATTGTCATCCACAATGCCAGCGAGAAGGACAAGCTTTGGACGCTGCTGAAGCAAGTTGACTTTGATCAGGCGATGGAGGTGTCAATCAAGCCACTGGGCAAGGACCGATCCACCATGCAGAACCGAATGGTCTGGCAATGGTTCAGGGACGCCGAGAAGCAGGGATCGATGAAGGCTTGGGAGTACCGGAGCTATGCCAAGCTGCATTTTGGTGTGCCGATTCTTAGGAGGGACTCAGAAAGTTACAAAGAAAAATACGACCGCATTGTTAAACCTTTGCCTTATCCAGTTAAGCGCGAGCTGATGGTCGAGCCGATGGAGTTCCCGGTCAGTTCAGCGTTCAACAAGAAACAAATGGTCGAGTGGCTGGACGCGGTGAGGTTTTGGCTAGAGTCCGAAGGGTTTGTCCTGACCAACACAGATGAGATGTTCGGGTGAAAAAGTGCAAAGCCTGCAAACAAGAATTCGAACCCCGGCGACCGCTTCAGAAGGTGTGCAGCCTAACGTGTTCGATTGATCTGGTTAACACTGAAAAGGCAAAGAAACAAAGGGCCGAGACCCGGGAGATGAAGAAACGGGTCCGCGACAAGGATCGAAGTTACTGGGTTAAGAAGGCTCAGGAGGTGTTTAACCAATGGATTCGGATGCGTGATGACAAACAGCCCTGCATTAGCTGTGGAACCAGAGGCCCGTGTCAGTTTCATGCCGGTCACTATAAAACCGCCGGTGGTCACCCTGAGCTCAGGTTTGAACCGTTAAACGTACACAAACAATGCGCGCAGTGTAATAATTTCAAATCTGGGGCAATTGACCAGTACCGACCAAGGTTGATTTACCGGATTGGTGAAGATAACGTAAAATGGCTGGAGGGGCCTCACCCTCCGTCTAAGCTAACCATTGATGACCTGAAGGGGATCATTAAGGACTGCAAGGCCAAAATAAAAAAAGAGAGTGAAGATGAAAGCAACACCGAAAGCAGAGAAACAACAGAAGATTACTGAAGTCCTCAGCAACATGAGAAACGGCAAAAGCCTGAGACAGTCAGCGATTAAAGCAAATATTGCCAAACAAACCTTTTTGGATTGGGTTGATAAAGATCCCGAATTATCCGGCCAATACGCGCAGGCGAGAGCAGATATGATTGATTGCTTGGCTGATGAAATCATAGAAATTGCAGATGAAGAGTTGATTCCGACCGGAGATGGCAAGATTGACTCTGCGATGGTGCAGAAACAGAAGTTGCGAATGGAGGGCCGAAAGTGGAGTCTCAGTAAGATGGCACCCAAGAAGTACGGAGACAAGCTTGAGTTGAGCGGTGATGAACATGCTCCCATTCCAATACAGAGGATCGAGCGTGTCATCGTTAAAAAATAAAACGCTAGAAATAGAGACGCCTGAGTGGGCTTTGCCTTTGTTTGAACCTTGCCGGTACAAGGCTGCGTTTGGTGGTCGAGGATCAGGCAAGTCGCATATGTTTGCTGAGATGCTGATCGAAGAGCATATCATGAACCCCAACCAGTCATCGGTTTGCGTCCGTGAAATTCAAAAATCCCTGAACCAATCCGTTAAACGGCTGCTCGAACTGAAGATTGAGGAGCTGAACGCGGGTGAGTTCTTTGAGGTTCAAGACGCGGTCATCAAATCTAGGCGCGGAAATGGGCGAATTATCTTCCAAGGTATGCAGAACCACACCGCAGACTCAATCAAGTCGCTTGAGGGCTACGATCGGGCTTGGGTCGAAGAAGCGCAAAGCCTCAGCCAGCAGTCCCTAGATCTGCTTAGGCCGACGATACGAAAGCCCGGGAGCGAACTCTGGTTCACTTGGAACCCCAGAAACGAGACGGACCCGGTCAACTGGCTGCTGCGCGGTGACAATCCACCGCCTCAGTCCACCGTCATTGAGGTGAACTATCAGCAGAATCCTTGGTTTCCTGACGTACTTTCCGATGAGATGGAGTACGACAAGCGCCGGGATCCTGACAAATTCCAGCACGTTTGGAAGGGTGCGTATCTGCAAAACAGCCAGAGCCGGGTGTTCAGGAATTGGTGCATTGAGGAGTTTGATGCACCAGATGAGGCGATCCACAGGCTTGGTGCGGACTGGGGCTTCGCGGTTGACCCAACGGTATTGGTTCGGTGCCATATCGCTGGCAGGAAGCTCTACGTTGACCATGAGGCGTACATGGTGGGGTGTGAGATCACTGACACGCCTGACCTGTTCATGCAGATCCCTGAAGCTGAAAGGTGGCCCATCGTGGCTGACTCGGCTAGACCTGAAACGATTAGCCACATGCGGAAGAATGGGTTTCCTAAGATCATGGGCGCGATCAAGGGACCGAAGAGCGTCGAAGAGGGCATCGAGTGGCTGAAGAGTTACGACATCATTGTTCACCCGCGATGTACGCATACGATTGACGAGCTGATGCTGTACAGCTACAAAACCGACCCATCGACCAATCAAGTGCTGCCGATTCTTGAGGATAAGAAGAATCATGTGATCGATGCTTTGCGATACGCTTGCGAGGGCATTAGGCGAGCCAATCCGGTCACGCCAGCCCAAGATTTTGTGCCATTGCCAACCGCTAATCGCTGGTAGATAATGGTCTTGACAACCGAGGACAAATCATGGCTCGAATGACAACCGATCAGCGGCTATCCAACGTACACGCTGACGCACTCAAATCCTTTGACACAATCCAATCCGCGCTGCGGGACGAGCGTTTGCAGTGCTTGCAGGACCGCCGGTTTTATTCAATCAACGGTGCCCAGTGGGAAGGCCCATTGAGCAGCCAGTTTGAAAACAAGCCTAAGCTTGAGGTCAACAAGATTGCATTATCCGTCATTCGGATCATCAACGAGTACCGCAACAACCGGGTAACCGTTGACTTCACAAGCAAAGACGGTCAGCCCAACGACAAGTTGGCTGAGGTCTGTGATGGCCTCTACCGGGCTGATGAGAAGGACTCAACCGCTAACGAAGCTTACGACAATGCATTCGAGGAGGCCGTGGGTGGTGGCTTTGGTGCGTGGAGACTGAGAGCCTGCTACGAGGACGAAGAGAACGACGAAGATGACCGGCAGCGGATCCGCATGGAGCCGATCTACGATGCCGACACCTCAGTATTCTTTGATCTGAACGCCAAGCGACAGGACAAGGCTGACGCCACCGAATGTTTTGTGGTCAGCGCGATGACTTATGATAGTTACGTTGAGACCTATGGTGATGACCCGGCAAGCTGGCCCAAGACGGTTCACCAATCAGAGTTCGACTGGCTGACCCCTGACGTTGTTTACGTTGCCGAGTATTACAAGGTCGAGACGATCAGCGAGACGGTCAGAATCTTTGAGACGCTAGACGGATCCGAAGAGCGGTACACCACCTACGACTTTAAAGAAGATGAGCAGCTAGAAGAAATGCTCGCAGCAGTTGGAACCCGCGAGGTCCGTCAGAAGCGGGTCAAGAAGAAAAAAGTTCACAAGTACGTTATGTCTGGCGCTAAGATCCTTGAGGACTGCGGCTACATTGCTGGTAAGTGCATCCCAATCATCCCGACCTTTGGCAAGCGGTGGTACATAGACAACGTCGAGCGGTGCATGGGACACGTTCGTTTGGCTAAGGACGCACAGCGGCTGAAGAACATGCAGCTATCCAAGCTCGCAGAGATCTCAGCCCTGTCAAGCATTGAAAAACCAATCCTGCTACCCGAACAGGTCGCCGGTCATCAGGTGATGTGGTCAGAAGATAACTTGGTTGACTACCCTTACCTGCTAGTAAATCCAATCACTGACGCCAATGGTCAGCAGGCGATTGCCGGTCCGGTTGGATACACTAAGCCACCCGCAATTCCGCCGACACTGGCTGCGCTTTTGCAAGTTACTGAGCAGGACATGATGGAAATCATGGGCAACCAGACTCAGGGCGACGAGATGGCGTCAAACCTTAGTGGTAAGGCCGTAGAGCTGATCCAGACTCGTTTAGACATGCAGACGTTTATTTATATGTCCAACTTTTCCAAGGCCATGCGGCGCTGTGGTCAGGTTTGGCTGAGTATGGCAAAAGAATTGTACGTCGAAGAAGACCGCCGAATGAAGGTCATCGATGTGACCGATACGGTTGACTCGATCACCCTGATGACCCCAGCGATCAGCGAAATTGGCGAGGTGATCACCGAGAACGATCTTACCAAGGCAAGCTTTGACGTTGACGTTGACGTTGGCCCGTCATCATCTAGCAAGCGCAGCGCGACCGTTAGAGCCTTGACCGGGATGATGCAGATCACTGGCGACCCTGAGATGCAAAGTGTCTTAGGCAGCATGGCGATGATGAACATGGAGGGCGAAGGCATATCCGAGGTTCGGGATTTCTTCCGTCAGAAGCTGATCAGAATGGGCGTTGTACAGCCCACAGAGGCCGAGGCAGAGGAAATGATGGCTGCGATGCAGAATCAGCAGCCAGATCCAAACGCGGTGTTCCTACAAGCTGCGGCTGAAGAGGCCACGGCTAAGGCGGCTAAGGCCCGGGCGGATGTTGTCAAGACTATCGCGGATGCTGAGTTGCAGCAGGCCAGAGTGTTAGAAACTGGCGCAAGCACTGAGCTTGAGCAGGCGCGAACGATGGAAACCCTAGCCGGTATTCAGCAGGACAATGTCCGGGTTGAGAACGAGACCGAAGAGAAGTCCGTCAGAAGCGCCCGGCTGCTGCAAGACATGATCCGAGACATGCGCTGATGGCATCGATGCGCGAACTTGCGATGGATTTACTGAGCCGGGCTGGTTCTGGCCCAGTCCTTCAGCCGACCAACGTGTACGGTCAGGATCCTGATTTACCGATTGGATACGGTGAGGGTGACGTTATGTCGCCCATAGATGCCGCTGCAATGTCAACGATGTTTGTGCCCGGGGTTGGTGATGTCACTGGCCTAGCGGCTGACGTTGATATGTACATGCGTGATCCTGAGTCCAGAAACATTCCTAATTACCTTTTGACCGCTGCCGGTGCGCTACCGTTTCTTCCTGCTGCGTCTCAGGTCCGCAAGGGCATCAAGGCTTACCACGGCTCACCGCACAGCTTTGATCGGTTCAGTACCGAGCATATAGGTACTGGCGAAGGCGCTCAAGCATACGGGCGTGGCCTATACTTTGCTGAGACAGAAGCTACCGGGCAGGGTTATAGAAAGGGCTTGTCACGCGACAATCAAGCACAAAGAGCCAAGGATAATCAATCGTATGATACGCTTGTCGGGCTTGGCCT